GCTTTGTTGTTAAAGCTTGCAGCATACATACTTTCAAAAGGAATATTATTTTGTTGTAGATAACTATGGAATCCCATAGCTCCTAAGCCTATAGACCTTTCACGCATGGCAGAATATGCAGCTTTAGAATAGCCGCCCTTATCTTTTACAGAAATAATAAAACTTTCTAGTACATTGTCTAGCATTGTAACAAGATCAGATATAAAAGTATCGTTTGCTGACCACTCATCAAAATATTCTAGGTTGACACTAGACAAGCAACAAACTGCTGTTCTCTCCTCATTAGTAGGCAGAGTTATTTCAGAACACAAATTACTTTGTTTTATTTCTAATCCTAATTTCTTTTGTTCTTCTGGCAGAGCCTCGTTACAAGTATCTATATTAACTATGTAAGGCTCTCCAGTTTCCATTCTGGTTTGTATTATCTGGAACCACAAGTCTCTAGCTGAAACTATCTTTACTGCTGTATTAGTTTTAGGGTCTATCAATCTCCACTCTGCATCATCAGAAACAGCTGAAAGGAATGCATTAGTAATGTTAATAGCATTATGAAGGTTTAAACATTTTCTATTTAAATCTCCCCCTGTAGTTTTTCGCATATTAATAAACTCTTCTACTTCAGGATGAGATATATTTATATAGGCTGCATAACTACCGCGCCTAGTAATGCCTTGATTAAAGGCTAACATCTGAGAATCTACAACATGCATAAAAGGTATTGATCCAGTACTGCGACTCCCGTTAGAAGTGTCCACACCATTGCTCCTAACAGAACCCCAATATCCACCGATGCCTCCACCTCCACTCGCAAGCCATATGTTTTCATCGTAATGAGCAGATAAACCATCCCTAGAATCAGGAACAAAATTAAGAAAGCAACTGATAGGTAGACCGCGAGTAGTTCCCCCGTTAGAAAGTATAGGAGTACTGAAACTAAACCAGTGATTACTAACATACTCGTAAAGTCTCTGTCCAAGATAAAAGTCAGTACATCCTTTATAAGTAGCACCAAATATACTGGCCCTCGCAAAAGCTTGTTGAGCATGTGTTTCTCCTTCCCATAAATATCTATCTATGATTGTTTGTTTTGTAAACTTATTTAAATATTCTTCTTTGTCATAATCAATATGAATACCTAAGTATGGCTGAATTCCAATTTTCTCAGTCATTTTTAAAACTCTCCTTACGTTTGCTTTTTTTTGTAAGTTTAATATCTAACTTAGGTTTCTCTTTCTTCGTTTGCTTTTTCTTTTTAAAATACTGCTCGGTCCTTTCTAATTTACGATCCCACATCATTATCCTTCCCCAATTGAAGAGATATAAGTTTTTCTAAATACCACTTTGCTTTACGCAAATCTTTTTCACCATCCTTGTATTTAAATCTCCAGATATATTTAATTACGTTACCTCTCAAGTAACCCTCAAATTCCTCTTTAGAAGAGGCAGCTTCTATTGCTTCAATACATTCTACGTTACCATTATTGTAATGAACTGGATGTTCCACATCATTATCTTCAATAGGTCCAGGCGGTTCACTACTAATTGTAACTGTTGTATCCCAATCTGAGGATGTTGTTGCATCGTTATTAATACTTATGATATCTTCAATAGCTCCAGGCAATGGCGGGAAGAGTGGTTTGCTAGAGCCTCGTTTAACTACTCTTACCTTACTAGTAACTGCATCCCAATCTGAAGGTGTTGCATCGTTAATACTCATGATAATTATATCTCCTAATTAATAACTTAGTCACTTAGTCACTTTCAATGTTTAAAGTATTGTCTTTTTTATGCTTCGTGTCTACCCATTCATCTGGCAGAGAATCTTCGGAATACCATCTAAATCCATTTGCTGATGCCCATTCTCCATGACTTCTTTTAGTGCCATCCTTTCTTCTCTTAGCTTGTGGCATTGGAGCAGAAGGATTAGCAAATAAGAATACTAATTCTATATTAGATGGTAAAACTTTCTTTACCCATATATATTTACTGTATTCGGCAAAGTCCCAAAACCTTCCTTTAGCTTCTAAAAGAATTGTTTTATTATTTACTATCTTTACAAAGTCTGGCTCATACTTATGTTTAATTACATAGTTTATTTTTTCAACATGATGCTCCCACTTTTTTAAAAGCCCTGTGTGCAGCTCATACTCCCAGTTAGAATCATAACTAGGTGGCACATTCTCTTCTACGGGTCTTATAACTCTAGGTTTTCTGTATCCTCTTTTATTAGATGTCAATGTCTTTTAACCCCACTGAAGTAACGTCCATATTAGTTTTCCTTACAAGAGTCTTTACTTTCTTTACCATCCACCTGTAAGAGTAGGCACTTAAATGTAGTTGATTGTTAGCAAAGATGTGTGTCTGAGTTGATAAGTAAGAGAGTATGTTACTTTCACTTATATCTTTAGATTGCTCTTCAGACACTAAAGTTTTAAACCATTCAACTAGAATAGTTTTAGATTGTTTTCGGATCTCTTTGCAGAGCTTAGAATTCATTGAGAACCTCCTCTACTTTAGGTTCCACTACAACTTTTGTCAAAAAAGCATACCCTCTAGCATACTTAAATACGCGAAGACCTTCACCGTCATTAGAATCTTCAAAGCATTTGAATTTATGTGGACACCAACCACAATTTTTATTTATTTTTTCATTGCCTTTAGTGCCATCAGGAGTCGGCTTAAAACAATAGTCAATAGGGGGTGTCGAACTAGCCAATGCCTTTTTTATATTCTTTATTTTATTTCTAATGTTAGGCTTATCTAAATCTTCTGGTTGATAGAAACACAACTCACCACTTTCTTTATTGATAACTAATAAGCCTCCATTGTCTGTACCTTCAGACTCTTCATACCCTGCAAGCTGCCCTAAGTAACCAAAGGGATCGTCCTCTCTGAGTGTTCCGTTCTTGAACTTATTAAACGCAAAGTTAGATGCAGTTTTAATATCAACAACTTCCTTATCAATGATACAATCTATGTGACCTTTGACACCATCAACAACAACTTCCTTTTGTTCTCCAGTTAGAGCATGCCCGGATATACCTACAAATAGCTTAACCAGTTCTTCTAACATGTGACCATAAAGAAATTTAATCTGAGTAGGTACATCTATTGTTGATTGTTGGCTTCCTTTTGTCTGACTATCAAACCAAAGTTTGCGGGGATGCTTCCCAACATTAGACATCCTAATAGAGAAGTTAGAATCCCGTTTAGTTGGGTTAGCCCAAGACCGCATTACTTCTTTCATAGACTCACCAAAGGCATCTATCTGTTCTTCAGTTATGTCTATAGGTTCGCCGCTTGACAGAGGCTCTATGGTTTTGTAAATATCTTCAATCAGATTTTGCATTTCTGTGCTCCATAAATCTAAGTTTTCTGGTGACAGGATTAAATCCTAAAAGTTGTACACCTAGTTTTTTCTGCTCTGCTGTTCTATGGTCACTCGGTCGAAGATATGTTCCTTTGATAAAATTTACTCTATCATCGCACTTTCTAAAAGTTTTTACATCTATTAATTTAACTTCACCATCTTTTATAGCTATCATATCGATGGGACCTGAACAGCCAGCATTGTGAAACACGGTGTACCCATTATCCCACAGCCACGTTACGGCATAGTATTCTGCGAAGTCACCCTTTCGGCTAGGTGAACCACTCGTTCTTACGCTCATAATAATATAGAATCAATGTATTTAATATGTCTTACAATTCTTGATTCCCCTCTTTTATCTCCTGCATAAAAGATATGTCCTGTTCTCTCTAACTCACTTGGTCTGCTAGAGATAGTACTACTCGTATAGTGTGGATGAAGCCTTACCATTTCTTTAATTGTTGTACCTTTCTTGCCTGCCAGGTCTATTAAGCTTAATACATAACGGGCCATTCGAGACTGAGGTTCTCGAAATGTTTTGGGAGGTTGCCCAGGAACTATCGGAACTGCTGGTGTTATATGTTGCATAATAATATTTTCTCCAATGTTGTGCTTACGTTAATGTGTTTCACTCCAGTTAACTCCTATATTATATTCACCATCTAAAGGGCATTTCATTTCAAACTCTAAGCCCGCATTTTGTATAGCTAATACACCTAACTCACCTACCTTTTTAGCATCCTTCTCTGCTACTTCTATTTGCCACTCATCATGTATGTTCGCGACAAAGTGTGCATCTAAATTATTATCCTTTATGTAACTGTTAAGCAGGTGCAACGCTTCCTTCATTACTATACTGCCACCCCCTTGTAATAAAGAATTGAGAGCCGCATGCGCTGACCTTATATATATCTTTCGACCATCTAACCCCTTGATGAAACCTTTTGCAGCCGCTCGTGTAACTCTGTTTTTAAGATTTCTAAGTGATGGGAGATTATCAAGGAAAGATTGTTTAAGTCTCTTACCGTCTTTCTCACCTCCTCCGACCACTGTTCCAAGCTTTGCATTTCCTGCTCCGTATATGAAGGCATAGATAAAAGTCTTTGCCTGACTTCTAGATTCAAGTCCTGCAAGTTTTTGATTAGAGGTGTGTATGTCTCCGTGGAGAATTTCATTTGTAAACTCCTTATCATTCATATAGTGTGCAAGCATTCTAAGCTCTAAGCCACTCGCATCTATACCTACAAGTTTATAATCTTTAGGTACTATCCAACAAGTTCTGCATTCTTTACCATAAGGTGAATTAGAATTAGGAACTTGAGCAAGGTTAGGTTCTCTATGGGTCATTCGACCAGTAATAGTCCCATTAGTATTAACAAAACCGTGTACTCTATCTTGGTTGTCAATGTTTTTTAACCATGATTTTATCTGAGCTATGCGTTTCTGTAATGTTAAATACTCAGCAATAAGCAAAGCTTCTGGTATGTCCTTTATCTTTTTAAGAGTAGTCTCATCTACAATAGGCTGACCAGTAGGAGTAAGCTTAGTAGGAATCCATCCGAATTTCTTTAGGTAGTCGCCTATCTGTTTTCTGGACCCCAGATTAAATTCTGTCCTGGTTATTCTGGCTACCTCATCTTCGTGATCTAATAGATCATACTCATCAGAGTTCAGCCTGTACTTAGTACCGTCTGAAGCAACAGCTATTTTAGATAGCTTGTCAGCAGCAGTCTTAGTTGGATATAGAACTAAAACATTCTCGCTAGGTTTGAATGCCTTATGGACTTCTATAACTATAGCATGTAACTTATCTTCTAGTTCAGCAAGAAAGAGAGTCGAATATTTAATATCTAACAAAAAACCCTTCTCTCTTTGTCTGTTAATTATTTCTGCTACACTTTGCTCTAAGTCAATAGACTTCCTTGAGAATCCAAGCCTCTCTTTATTTAAAACATCATAAACTTTCTTGTTGAGAAGTACATCTCTCTCACAATACTTAACCATCTCAATACTGAAGTTGCCATAGTCTGTAAAGTCTATCTTAGGTAGGTTGACTCTGTAGCCCCAAGATTCTAGACCATGATTGCCTTCTCTAATTGGATTGAATAAACGCGATAAGACAAGAGTATCTATTAAAACTTTCTTTGATAGGTCCACATTAAATAGATTGTTTATAACAGGAATATCAAAACCTATTATATTATGCCCAACTAATTTGTCAGCCGCCTCTAATACTGCGAGACCTTCTTGTAAGTTGTCACCATAATAAGAATTTAATTCTTCTGTATCTATATCACATGTACTAATGCACCAGATTTTAGTAGCATTTAAATCATCAGTTTCTATATCAAAAACTAAACTAGAACTCATTATAGTTCATCCCCATCAAATTCATAATCTGAAGTATCTAATTCCTTAAGTCTACCTGTCTCCTGATTGTATAGTAAGTGAGTAGCTATACCCACATCACCAGTATACCTAGATTTTAGAACTCTTACATGAGTAGTCTGAGATTCTTCAGGATCTGCAGACTGTTGGTTTCGTTCAAGAGCTATAACACAATCAGACAACTGAGCAATAGATTGTGAACCTCTCAAATGATTAAGACCTACAGTCACACCATTCTCATGCCCTCTGTTGCCTTCTACTCTTCGCAAATGGGAAACTAAGATCATCCCTACACCTGTTTCTTCTACGATGGACCTTAACTTAGTCATTATACTATCAATAGTTCTACGCTCATCTCCTTCAGTTGATGATGATACAAGCATATGTAAGTGATCAATAACAACCCACTTGCAATCACACCCAATAATCATAAATCTAATCTTACTAAAGATTTCATCTATATCATTGGAGCCGAAGTGAGCATGTATCCACACTCTACCATTGTCGTATATCTTTTTATAGATCTCATCTAGATATTCCTTGTCATAGCTATCTCTTATGTGGTCTACATATAGCCTATCATTAGCCTCTATTGACATAAGACAGTCAAGAGTCCTAAGGTCATGTTCTTCAAGAGAAACAATACCTATGTTATCTTCTGTATTATTTATTATCCAGTGTTCTAGTTCTCTGGTGATAGAAGATTTACCAAGACCTGTGCCACCTGTAAGTGTAACTAGCTCGCCCTGTCTTAGGCCATACAGTTTCTGATTTAAACCTTCCCACGGATAAGGAACTGAATCTTTCTTTTCTCTATTAAAGTATTTATCTTTTAAATCTTTAGCATTGACAACACCACTAGGTGTATAAATCTTTGCGTTCCACCAAGCTGTTACATAGCCATGCTTGTTACCTTTCTTTATCATGTCGTTGGCATCTTTAAACTCTTCTGCAAGATGCATCAACTTGGCTTTCCCAGGAGTTAATAGGCGGGCAACTTTCTTAGCTGCTTCGCGTCCAGGCTTATCATTATCAAAGTTAATGACTACACAATCGAAGGTTTCAAGGAACTCTATGGAGTTCTTTACATCTTTAACAGCCGCCCCAGCACCATTCTTTATGGAGACGACAGGCCACTGAGATCCTAACATCTCGTAGCTTGCCATAGCATCACACTCACCCTCAACAAGCGTTATGTACTTACCTCCTGATTGGAATAACTGTTCACCAAAGAGACCACTACCCTGCCCACTACCTTTCCATGTGAATATTTTATTTTGCTCTCTAACTTTGTAGCCTACAATTTCACTAGCTACATAGTAGGGGTAGAGATGCTTAATAATATCACCCTTGTGGTTCTTCACAGCTTTAACACCATACTTCTTGGCTGAATCTAAAGATATTCCACGGTCACTTAGGGCCAGGAATGATCCTTCAGTTGAATGGAGATTAGTATTCCTATAAGGCTGTATGTCTATAGGTTTATTATTATTATTAGAAGCCTCAACAATACCACAATCTTTTATTTCTTTTTCGTAATCTTTTATTGGTGTATGACAACTAAAACAATATGCAGAACGATCTTCGTGCATTGATACTGGGTCACTTCCTCCACATTTGGGGCAGGGTAAGCGATGTTTAACAAACTCTTTACTTACATAAGCGGGCATTACTTCTATCCTCTATTATGTTTATCCAATTTGAATATAAGCCTCGTTAACATCCGGTGTACTTTTGTCATCTCCTTTGTACTGGCCTGTTTCTGTTCTCGCTCTAACTCGATCAATTTTAGTTTTATCTATGCATTCTACCTCTTGAATCGCTGAGTGCAAAGATGCAATAGCTTCCTTTCGAATTGCCGCTTGATCCATCAAGTCCTTTAATTCTATGATGGCTTTCTGTGCTAACTTAAATTTTAGCTTACCTTCAGTAGAGAAAAGGGAGACGTTAAAGTCCCCCTCCCCAGTCCTGAAGACAGCCGTAGTAGTAGTAGGGCTTTTCTCAGGATTTGTTTTCATAGTTCATCATCCTCTGCTAGTGATTCTTCGACATCAAATTCGTCACCTGCTTGATTAAAAGAAACAAGATCTAATATCTGTACAGCTAGTAGATCAAGACCCCTGAAGGTTTCACCCTTGCGTACAATTTCCCATTCTTTATATTGAACTTTAGCCATGGTTCCATTTCCTACTGACACATCTATCTCATTTTTAGATTTGTCGAATAGTTTTGGAGCTGCCCTAGTCATTCCATTAGGGCCGTTAACCTTACGCTTAATTATTACTGCTGGGCCTTCATCCATATCTTTAACACGGAAGCCACGATTTTTAAAATCAGTAGCCGTTGCTTCATCTACTATAACATTGACAGAATATACTGGCTCGTAAGTAGTGTTAGGGTTGGTGATTGATGCCCAGTAAAGTGGGCCTTGTAGTACTGACATATTATACCTCCATAGGTATTAGTTAAAATTTATTTGATTGACCATTGATTTAGTAAATATTTTAAACCTTGTGTCTTAGTTAACTTGATTCCTAGTTCATTTGATATGCAAGCTATTGCGTCGTCAAGCTGATCTGCCTCCTCTTTTTGAATTGAAATCATACGATACGCCGCTCTGTGCTTTGCTTTATTTTTATGTTGCTTGTCAAACCTTTCTATTTTTTCTGCATCTGTGAGGCGTGTCGGAGGTCTCCCAATAAGTGTGTTTCTTTTTGGCATAATAATCTTTTCCTTATATTTAAGTTTAACGTTACAGTTAGCGAGTAACATCCTTGTCTATTTTTCCCTTATGCTTTACATAACCACGCTTAGAATCCTTTAACTTATCTGAGTATACTACAGATTTATTAAATTTACTAGCGTGTTTAGCCACATAATTTCTATGTCGCATTAATTCATACGGTGACTTTCTTCTCATAGTAATCCTTCGTGTTTACACATTTAGCTGTAATGTCAGAACGCAAACCGTTATTAATTCGCTGTTCATATTGGTAACATTTTTCAAATGTATTAAAACACATTGACAGTTCACAGTTGCTTGTTACTTCTTTGCCGCTTATTATTATTACTAATATATAAGTAAACATTATTAATTGTTTTCCTTTTCATATTTATTGACGATCAATACAAGAGCATTATAGAACTCAATATCTTCTTTTATTTCCCAAGGTACACCATGTAGTGCCTCTAGTAGACTACGCAAATCTTCGTAAGTTTCTTTGGTTATCATTATAAGAAATGCTTCTTGCTCATTCTACTCATTGTTATTCTCCTTTAAAAAGAGGGGGCTTTTACACCCCCTAAATACTACACCTTAATTACTAAGCGGCCACTTCGAATATGTAATGGTTACTAAGAACCTTCTGGATTTTGCTTGATCTTTTTATTTGCAGACCTGCTACGTTTACTGACTTGCTCTGTATATGAGTACTCCAGTCAGTCATTGTATTATAGACAGCCCAGAGATTGTCGCCTAAAGTATTTTTATAGTGACTGTTCCATTTGTTCCAGAGATACATGAAGTTTCTATTCCGCGTTACTTCTTTTGGTGCTACTGACACATCTTTATGCTGAGCCATTTGTATAAAATTAATATCATCTTGCACACCAAGAAGAGCAGCAAATATATAAACTGCCTGACCATCTGAGCAGGTAGTATTGCACCACTGATCCCATAGATCAACTTGCTCCATAAATATAGGGACAGCATTAGTAATGACCTTTGCTGCGTGTTCAATGTCTAAGTGTCTGTTATGCCTAGCTTTATAAAGTGTTGCGGCTCCATCAGTCCAGACTTGATTGTTTAAACAAGCTCCTTGAGAAGCTCCTGCTGATATTTGGTAGGCCCAAGTACCACAAAAACTATTGATGGATAAGAAAGTTAGAGCTGCTGTATCCCCATCTGGAGTAGTGAGATTATGATTAGGTAATGTATGCTTCACATAACATTTCTTACCTGCTGCATCCAAAGAAATAGTTTCTTGAATAGAACTATCTGCCATCCCTGATCGAATGATAACATCTCTCTGAGTATCTATCATTTCCTTGTGAGTAACAGGCTTGTAATTGATGCTATGTATACCTAGTACTGCATGATTATCTTCTCGGACAGAAGCATATTTATTATCTATCTTTAACGGTTCTATCGGATCATTCTGTGGATAAATATACATGGGCTTATAACCTACGTCAAAATCAGCCCCATTATAATCTCTATTTCTTAGAGCTAGATTAGCTCCTGCTTGTTCAGTAGTATTAAAATTAATTATATTAGTATTCATCTTTCTTTATTCTCCGGTTAAGTATGTGTAGTGTACTTCTGATACATGATTGCTATCAATAAAATCTTTAGGGTACTTGTCTGCGATCATTGAACACCAAGAATTCCAAAGATTTTCAGTGCCGTAATCATGGCAAAGCGTTATATACTTCTCTACTTTTCTTCTATTGTTTTCTAAGCCCTTAGTGGATGATAGATTTTTGTTTAACTTCAATGAGTTAGATTTAACTCCATACGTTTTTATATTATGTACATCCATGCAACCTACTAATCCTCCTACTAATTGACATACAAATCCTGCCTTAGCTAATCCTAATCCCTCTACCTTCAAGAAGATCTTCATCAGTGATATGGATTTTGCATGGTCAGTAAGGTTCTTAGATTTCATTACTGCCATCATTTGTCCAAAAATAAAATGCTTATGAGTTGTCATATATTGATAGGTTGCTTTTTTATTACCCCACAAATACTTGCTATCCGATTTATTATCTTGCATGTCTTCCAACATATCGCCGACTAGTGACCACTTCTGTTGGATACTTAAGGAAACCATCATGACTACTGCAAATAAATTGTCAGGATTCCGTTGGGCATGAGCATTTATTTTCATATTGTGTATTTTAAACATGGTATGTTACCCCTTTATTTATTTATTTATTCTTGCTCTATTAGAAGTCCTAAAAAGATAGTTGCTAAAACAATTAGCACACCAAAAAAGATCATTAGTCGTGACAATTGATGTAGTTACTTTGCAAAGATCACATACTTTATCTTTTTTATTTTCTTTATTATTGGCATTACTATTCATTACATTCCCCTAAAAATCTTGCGTCAAGTTTATATATATATATATATTATTTAGCACAGTTTGGCTGTACATTTAGATAATAAATATTCTTCTAAGTCTTCTAAGTCTTCTAAGTCTTCTAAGTCTTCTAAGTCTTCTAAGTCTTCTAAGTCTTCTAAGTCTTCTAAGTCTTCTAAGTCTTCTAAGTCTTCTAAGTCTTCTAATCTTT